CAAGGAAAAGCACGGTAAGAACAAAATCGACCCTGTTTCGGCGCTGCTGAACGCGATGAATCGGGCGTATGTCGCCGGCGGTCCAAGGAAATCGATCTACTCGACGCGAGGATTGCTGAGCCTATGAATTTTGATTTGCAAGATTGTCTGTTGATCGTGGGAATCCTATTTTTCGTCGGCGGAATTGCTGCTCTCAGCTTCGCGGCGGCGGCCATTGTTTTGGGGCTGCTGTGCTTTGTAGGTGTTGCTCTGATGGCTCGCGGCGGTTCGTCAAGTGATCGCACGCATAACCGGAAAGGTCGCGCCTGATGGGGCTGCTGACGAAATCGCTGGGCATTCGCGCATATTCGATGGAGGACCCAGCGCAGCCGCTGCTTCCGTTTTCTGCGCTGATGGAATCGCTGGGCATGGGCAAGTCTGATGCCGGCGTAATGGTGAATGAAAAGCAGGCGATGCGGCTGACAACCGCGTTTGCGTGCATCTCGATTATTTCCTCCGACATTTCTTCGCTTTCATTCGGCATCTTCCAGACGCTTCCGGATGGCAGCGTTCGCGAGGCAAAGGATCACTCTCTGTACTCGCTGCTGCATGACGAGCCGAATAAAAAAATGACGTCGCAGAGCTTTCGCGGCGCGCTGCTGGCGAGCGTGCTGGGCTGGGGCAATGCGTTTGCGCTGATTCGACGCGACAGGGCTTCGCGGGTTGTTTCGCTGGACATGTTGCCTTCCGACCGGACCTGCGCGGCGCTGGTCAACGGCGAACTGATTTTTATTACGACAGCAACGAACGATGGCATGCCGCAGCGGATCGATGCGAAGAACGTGCTGCATGTGCCTGGGTTGACACTGGACGGCATCGTCGGCATCTCGCCGATCCAGACGTGCAAGAATGCTTTCGGGCTGGCGCTGGCAGCAGAGAAGTTCGGGGCGCAGTTCTTCGGCAATGGAGCGCGCGCAACCGGCGTGCTGACGCACCCGGGGCAACTGGATGCCGAGGCCTACGAGAACATCAAGAAATCGGTTCGCGAGCAGATGACGGGCGAATCCGCGCTGCGGCCGCTGTTGCTGGAAGAGGGTATGCAGTGGGAGCAGATGACAATTGCGCCGAACGATGCGCAGTTTCTGCAGACACGGCAATTCCAGCGGGTCGAGATTGCGGCGCTGTATCGCGTGGCGATGCATTTGCTGCAGGATCTGACGCGGTCGACAAACAACAATATCGAACATCAGTCGCTGGATCACATTCGATACACGCTGCGGCCGTGGGCAATCAAGATTGAACAGGAATTCAATCGCAAGCTGCTCTCCGCACCGTTTCATTGCGCGCATGACTTCAACGATTTTCAGCGCGGCGATTTTGCTTCGCAGACGACAGGCTGGACGCTGCTGCGGAATGCGGGCGTGTACAGTGCGAACGACATTCTTCGAGCGATGCATCAGAATCCAATTCCTTCGGATGAGGGCGGCGACGTTCGCCTGGCGCCGATGAATATGGTTCCGCTGGATACGCTGGCCGAGGAAAATCGTCCTGATCCGGCGATTCCTGAGGATGAAACCACGGACAGCGATGAGGGCACGCCGATCAATGATCGCTTCCAGATGCCGATTGTCAGCGCTTACCGGCGGCTGTTTCGAGATGCGGTTGGCCGAGTGGCAAACCGCAAGGAAAAGGATTCCGGGCTCGCCTATAAGGCTCTGAAGCCAGTTGTCGACAGCATGGCGGAATCGATCTACTCGATGCAGCTGCCTGGGAAATTCGAAGCATCGGCTGAGCAAAAAGAGTTTCTGGCGCAGTTCGTGACACGCATGGCGGCCGAGAGTGCCGATTGGACAAAAGAAAATGCGTCGGATGTTGCGACGCGGATTACCGGCGAAGCCTATGCCGCACTCAAGCTGCACCTGATTGGAGAATAATGAGCAAACTTCGCGTCACTCCCATGCAATTGAAGACGAAGGCGCAGTTTCGCGCTTCTCTGCAGTCGAACGGCACGCTGGAGCTGTTGGTTTACGAAGACATTGGCGAGAATTGGTGGGACGGCAGCGGTGTGACCGCGAAGGCTGTGAAGCAGGAGCTGGACGCCAACCCAAATTACAGCCGGATTTCCATTCGCATTAACTCGCCGGGCGGGGATGCGTTTGAAGGCATTGCGATCCTGAACCTGTTGAAAGCGCAGAAGCGGCCGGTGGATGTATCGATCGACGGCATTGCGGCATCTGCGGCATCCCTTGTTGCCATGGCCGGCAGCACGATTACGATGGGCTCCAGCGCAATGATGATGATCCATAACGCGTGGACTGTCTGCATGGGCGACGGCGACGATATGCGCAAATGCGGTGATACGCTGGACCGGATTTCTGAGTCCGTTGGGCAAGCGTATGTCGACAAAACCGGCAAAAGCGCGAAAGAAGTGAAAGCGCTGATGGATGCCGAGACCTGGATGGGTGCGCAGGAATGCGTCGACAACGGGTTTGCGACCGCGGTGGCCAGCGACAGCGACGACAATGACGCGATGGCACTGGCAAAGTCTTTCCGCAGCCTGGCGAAAATGAAGCATCTGCCGGAGCAGCTGAAGACGGCGGAAGGTCCGGAAGAAAAAAGCGATGGCGCGGATGTTGACGATCCTGCGGCCAGCAATGATCCATCGGGTGTTGCGAACGGCGATCCTGCCGGTGTCGCAACCGTTGAAGATTCCAATCTGAGCCAGTACGAAGCAAGGCTGAGTCTACTTACAAAAGTTTAAGCGGAAGCCAGCACAACCGGAGCAATCCGACTGGCAGACGCATGTGTCGCAACGAACGCCAGGGCGTTCGCGGGCGCGCGCCAAACCATGCACAAAAGAGGTATTCCAATGTCCTACGCAAAAGAATTGCGTGAGAAGCTGGCGCGTCTGTCCGTTGAACTGCGCGCTGTTGTGACCACTGCCAAGAACGACGGCAATCGTGGCCTGAATGTTGACGAGCGGGCGAAGTTTGAGGCTCTGGAAGCGGATTACAGTTCCGTCGAAGCGAGCATCAAGAGTTCCGAGCGGGTTGACGCAATCGAGAACGATCTTCGCACTGTGGATCGCGACCAGATTGTGGATGTGATTGCCGGCGCCGGTGGCGAGGCTGACGAAAAGAAGAACAAGGATCTGCACAACAAGGCGTTCAGCAAGTATTTGCGCCAGGGCGTCGAGGGGATGACTGCGGAAGAGAAGCAGGATTTCCGGATGAATTTCCGCGGAACCCAGCCGAACGGCATCAAGAACGCGCAGACCATTACCACCACTGGTGGCGGCTACGTTGTTCCGACCGGGTTCAGTGATCAGCTGGAAGATGCCATAAAGTTCTTTGGTGGCATTCTTGGGAACGTTGGCGAATTCACCACGGAGACGGGCGCACCGTTGCCATGGCCGACCGACAACGACACAACCAACATGGGCCGCATCCTGGGCGTGAACACGCAGGTAACCGAAACCGACATCACGTTCGGCCAGGTGACTTTCGGTTCGTTCATCTTCACATCGGACAGTGTTCTGGTTCCGCTGGCACTGATTGAAGACAGCTATTTCAATCTGGACAGCTTCATCGCGAAAGCGCTTGGAACCCGTTTGGGTCGCCTGTTCAACAAAAAGATGACAGTTGGCGCCGGAACCACGGAGCCGAATGGCATTCAGACTGCAGTTATCGCGGCCGGCAATACCGTTCAGGGCGCGACCGGGGATGCAACTTCGATCAAGTATGTTGATTTGGTCGATGTGCTTCACGCCGTCGATCCTGCATATCGGAACCTGCCGACTTCGAAATGGATGTTCCACGATTCGACCCTGAAGGCTCTCCGCTTGCTGGTCGACGGCAACAATCGTCCGTTGTGGCAGCCTGGCTTGACGGCTGGCTTTGGCCAGGCGTTCCCCGAAACCATTCTGGATCGCCCGTATGTCATTAACAATGACATGCCGGTGATGGCTGCAAGTGCCTATCCGGTGCTGTATGGCGACCTTTCGAAGTACAAGGTTCGCCGTGTGGCTTCCGGAACCACGGTTCTGCGGTTGGTCGAGCGTTATGCCGATTATCTGCAGGTTGGTTACATTGCTTTCCTGCGTGCAGATGGCCAGTTGCTGGATGCTGGCACGCACCCGGTTGCGGCATTCCAAAACTCAGCTACCTAAACCGAACTGATGTGAAGCGAGGGCGCCTCCGAAATGGGGCGCCTTTTCTTTTGAGGGTGACCGATGAAAGTTCGAATGCTTGTTTCAATTGCCGGAAATCCGAACCCGATGTACGGGATTGTGAAAGGTTTTTCGTTTCGTCCTGGCGATGAGGTCGATCTGGATCCGGTTCTGGCTGGCCATTGGATCAAAAGCGGGAACGCCGCTGCGATCACCGAAGATTTGATTCCCGCGAAACGCACAAAAAAGAAACAGGAAAAGGAATAGCGCATGGCATTGCTGACGCTGGTTCCACCGACATCCGAGCCGATCACGCTGACGCAGATGAAGAACTATGCGCGCGTTGACTTTCCGGATGACGACACTCTGTTTCTGTCGCTGATGGCTGGGGCTCGCGAGTGGTGTGAGGTCTATTGTCAGCGTCGATTCATTCTGCGGACCATGCAGCTGATGATGGATTTCTTTCCTGGCTATGTGGATTTCAAGATGGCCGGGCAAAAGGTTAGTTCGCCATTTGTGAGCGGTTCGAATGCGGTGCTGGTCGGGATTCGCTACGCGATCGCGCTGCCGTATCCGCGGGTGCGTTCCATTCAATCGTTCAGCTATCAGGACGAGAATGGTGAAGTTCAGCAGATGACGGTTGGGGTTGGACAGGGCCAGTACAGCGAGGATTTAGCTTCGCAGCCGGCGCGCCTGACGCCGCCATTTGGACAGATGTGGCCGGTGGCGCGAGTGATCGCGAATGCCGTGCAGGTGACATACACAACCGGATTCGGCGGCAATATCACGGTCGGCATGACGGCTGGTTCGCCAGCGATCACTGGATTTGTTTTTCCGCAGGAATATGTTGGGTTGCCTATCTCTATCCCTGGCGCTGGGGCGTCTGGGGAGCCGCTGCAGACCACGGTGCTGTCGGTCGACATATCGGGCAACGGAACTGCCGCGGCGAGCGCTGTGGGCACCGTGGCGGGCGCGACTGCCTATATTGGCGAGCCGATTCCATGGAATATCCAGATCGCGGTGATGCGTCTGGCGCTTTATTACTACCAAAACAGGGATTTGTCGCCGGATGAGAAGTTTCTCCGTTCTGTGAAGCAGCAGCTGGAACCCTACCGGGATTTGAGGCTGTAAATGGAGACACGTCCGGTAACAACATACATGCCGCTGAGGATGCTGAGCCGGCGGATTCAGATCCAGTCGCAGAGCAGCACGCAGGACGCCATGGGCGCGCCGGTGCAGACGTGGAACGCGGTTTACACCTGCTGGGCGAATGTCGATGTGCAGCGATCGCAGCTGCTCTATTCGACGGCGGAATTTGTTTCAAAGACAACGCACAGGATTACGTTTCGCTGGACGTCAAGCGTGGTGATTGAGCCGCAGATGCGGATCGTTTACACCGAACCGACGACGGGCGTGGTGCATACCTACAACATCGAAGGGCTGCTGAACGAGAACCAGGCGAACGTCTACATGGTCGCGCTTTGCTACGAGCTGAACGGAGCCGAATAAATGATTGATCTGGTTCTGAGTCCGCTGCTGCTGGCGCAGGAAGCTGTGACGGCGCTGGTGGGGGCCGGGATTTATCCGGAAGAAGTTCCCATGAATGCATCGCTGCCGGCGATTACGTACACGGTTGTCGGGCTGCGTTCTTCGCCGACGCTGTCGACGGCTGGAATGTTTCGCTATCGCGTGGAGTTTAACTGCTGGGGCAATTCTGTTCTCGAAGCGGTGCTAGTTCGGCAGGCGCTGGTCAGCAGCCTGTATACCTTCACGGGCACCGTGGATGGCTGTTTTATCCAGGATATGTGGGTGTGCAACGTGATGGATTTCTTTGAGCATGAGTTGCTGCAGTACCGGCGCATGGTCGAGTTCTACATCC